GCAGGAGACACTTCTGGATTAGACCTGAGTGTACACAGACGATAAAGAGTATCCAGAGCTGGACAATGAAACGAACACAATCAGCAAGAAGTAGAGATAAGCATCAGCACTGCATAGATGCCTGTCGATATGGACTACTCCCGCTACTTGATACAAATCCAACAATACCCCAAAAAATTAAGGTGTACTGATGTATGATAATTTCCCCCCTAAGCCAACAGGCCCCACTACAGCAGACGAGGAGAGATGGCTGCATTCTTCATTGAGAAGACGTCTCTTGAGTGGTTTGTGGGAACAGGACCTCGAGCGAGAGCTGCTCCGCCACCTCCCCACAGACAGAAGAGATGCACTGGGACCGAGTGACATGTCCAGCTGTGCAATTGAGCAGGTAACTAGACAGCTAGCTATGCTGTATCATTCTCAGCCAAAGGTATCCAATGAAGGCGATATATCTCAGCTGGTAGGCAGAGAAGGACTAGTTACCCAAGCTGGCTTTTTTCAGCTTATGCAACGAGTGCAGCAGATGACAATAGGCATAAGAGAGATGTTCGTACGAGTAGACGTTGCACCACACCACCAAAGCAGCACAGCTCGAGTACCAGGTCTCTGTTATCGTTCTGTTACTCCAGACTTTGTAATAGCTGCAGCCTCTCAGGATGCACCCGATATACCTCTGTATTATCAAGAGCTCAGAGTACGAATGAATCCCGATTCAGCAGAACCTATCTGGGTGTATGACATTCTCGATATCAGAGACGAGAATAATCCTCTATTCGGTATGTTTGCAGCTAATCCAGATGGTTCTATTGGTAAAGACATGTCCGAGATTTACATGGGACATCCTACCATGCAAGGAGAAGCATATCCATACAGAGCTGCAGATGGTACTCCCTTTTTGCCAGTAGTCTTATACCATGCTGAAAAGACAGGACATCTATTTAATGCTTTTGATGCAGCCCAGCTCGCTTATGGTTCTCTTACTGCAGCTGTGCTATTTAGCTTCTATGTCCACTGTGTAAGAGATAACTCGTGGCCACAAAAATATGTAGCTGGTCTCTCTTTGGCTGGACTATCCCAGCTCGATAATGATTTACTTGGCAGACGCAGTGCAATAAGCACAGACCCTTCTAGTATTCTGATGTTCCAAGGTGACCCAGATGCAGCAGGACAGCCAATGATAGGCAGCTTTAGCTATGCAGACCCAGAGAAGCTACTGGACAGCATTAGTAAATACGAGTACCGAGTAGCCACAGCAGCAGGTATCTCTAGTGAGGTACTTAGACAGAGTGGTGACCCCAGAAGCGGCTATGCTTTATCTATTTCTCGTGATGGACAGAGAGAAGCACAAAGACGTTATGCACCCATTTTTCGAAGATCAGACGAGGAAATGATGTCCAAGAGTGCCATGTTAGCTAATCGTTTTCTGGGTGCATCACTACCTGAAACAGGATACAGAGTACAATATACCCCACTGGCACTCTCTCCAGAGGAGATGCGAGCTCAGAGAGAGGATATACTAGCCAAGCTTACAGCTGGTCTGATATCACCAGTGGATGCAATGCTCATTATGCACCCAGATATGGACATTATGGAAGCGAGAAGAGAGCTGGAGCGCATCAGAGCAGAGAGAGCACAATTTCTATAACCCAAGGAGACTACACAATGAACGAGATAGAATACGAAGGTAAAACCTATGTCTTAAAGCAAGATATAGAGAGTGTCATAAAAGAACGTATAGGAAAAGTAGCAGCACGAGCCACTACTGCAGAGAGTGCACTAGCAGAAGCACAAAAAAGACTAGATAAGGCTGAGAAAGCTATGAGCTCTGTAGACATCCTCAATCAGCAGCTGGCAGAAATGCAGACCAAACTACAGACATCAGAAAATAGATTTAATAGATATCAGAGCATAAGTAAGCATGGACTTACAGACCCGGACTTAGTAGAGGCAATTGAATGGAGCTATGAGAGAAGCCAAAAGAATGCAGCAGACAAAGATAAGAAGACGTTATCAGAATGGCTAGACTCTGTGGTAGACAATCCCGATACTGCACCCATAACGATAAGACCACACCTACAAGCTTTAAAAATGGTAGATGAAAGTCCAGCAGAAACCCCAGCAGACCTACCAGTAGCAGATACTCACTCTCAGCTCGCATCTTTGGAGCAGGCTAGAGCCCCAAGAGCTAATAGTAAAGCGATGCCTACACCAGAAAGTGCAGATTTTATGGACAGAGCATTGCGAGACCCAGAGTTTTACGCTCAGAACAGAGAGAAGGTGGTAACAGCATGGAAGAATCGCAATAAAAGACAGGTTTAATATGTCATGGCTTTTAGATTCGCATATATCATACCTGAGGATGGGGGCGCATCCAACATGAAACAGGCAGACTTAACGAGCCAAGTAAACGGAGAACGTACCTCATTTACAATCCCAGAAAATTATCAGACAGGCTCGATAAGAGTATACTATAATGGGATCAGACAAGTGAAGAACGACCACTTTACAGAGCCCAATCAGACTACTATAAATCTGCTATTTACACCCGTCACAGGTGACTTTTTGACAGTAGATTATATACCAGCATCATAGGAGACAACTATGGCACAAGATTTACGCAGCTTAAACAGCTATCCTGCATTTAAAACCTTTACAATTGCAGACACTGGATGCACAGAGATTCAGTTACCCAGTGCAGCCAACCAGGTATCAGTGGGATGTGATGGGACTAAGATTTATATTGCTCAGAATGGCTATTCAGAAGGTGACGACATAGACACCAATGATAACGCATTTGTACCAAGTGGAAACTTTCTCATTATCAAGCTGGGAAAAGGGATGAATAGAGCATCATCTCTTTTTGTACAATCCAGCAGTGGTAATGTAAAGTGCCATGTCATCCTCGAAGAAGCATAAAGATTTACTGGAGACTACAATAAACATGTTTATTATATTTTGGAGATAAAAACCTATGGGTTCAGTTCAAATTAAAGGTGCTCAGATTTTTGATGCTGCTATTATTGCTGCTAAAATTGCCTCTGATGCCGTGACTACTGTAAAAATACAAGATTCTGCTATTACATCTGGCAAGCTTGGAGCTTCTGCTGTACTTACTGCAGCTCTCAATGATGGAGCTGTTACTGCTGTAAAGCTTGGAGCATCGGCTGTAGAAACCGCTAAAATTGCTGATGATGCTGTTACATCTGCTAAAATTGGAGCTGGGGCTGTAGATGCTACTGCTCTTGGGGCTTTAGCTGTTACCACTGCAAAAATCAATGACCTAGCTGTATCTGCTGCCAAGCTGGCTTCATCATCTGTAGAAACAGCAAAAATTAATGACTTAGCTGTTACTACTGGCAAATTAGCAGCTAATGCTGTAGATGCTTCTAAACTTGACCTTACAGACACTTATGATTTTTCTTCAGGTGTTTTGCAGGTTGGCACACCTTCTAATGCTAACGACGTTCCAAATAAGAGCTATGTCGATAATGTAGCAGCTGGACTATCTGTAAAGGATAATGTAAAAGTAGCCAGTGAGAGCAATATAGATATTAGTAATCTGCCAGCTTCTATAGATTCAGTAAGTATGAGCAGTGGAGACAGATTCCTCCTGCTCAATCAGAGCGATTCTACAGCTAATGGTGTTTACTCGTATAGCTCATCAGGTAGCTCTGCTTCTCGTAGTACAGACATGGATGCCAACGATGATTTTCCCGGCGCTTTTCTGTTTGTATTACAAGGTACTCTGGCAGAGCAGGGCTTCGTCTGCTCCAATGATTCTGTTACACTAGGTAGCACAGACATTAACTTTCAAAGGTTTACCGGAACTGGGCAGATAACCGTATCTGGGGGACTTTCTAAAAATGCTAATGATTTATCAATAGCAGATTCTGGAGTAACTACTGCAAAGATAAATGATTCTGCTGTTACGTCTGCTAAGATTGCAGATGCTGCGGTTTTATCTGCAAAAATAGCAGACAATGCAGTAAGTAATGCAAAAATGGCAGACGATTCTGTGGGAGCTAATGAGCTCATAGATGCTTCTGTTGGTACTGTAGCTCTAGCAGATACTGCTGTAACATCTGCTAAGCTTTCAGACTCTTCTGTAGCTACTGCAAAAATACAAGACTCTGCTATTACTGCTGCCAAGCTTGGAGCTCTAGCGGTAGAAACTGCAAAGATAAATGATTCTGCTGTAACAGCTGCCAAGCTTGGAGCTCTAGCCGTAGAAACTGCAAAGATAAATGATGCAGCTGTTACTACTGCTAAGATTGCAAATGGTGCAGTAGATGCTGATAAGCTGGCTTCTGCTTCTGTTTCATCTGCTAAAATCTCTGCTGGTGCTGTAGGTACATCTGCTCTAGCTGCTACCTCTGTAACATCTGCTAAACTTGCAGACTCTTCTGTTACTGCTGCTAAGCTTGGTATTACCTTTAAGCAAGAAGGTGCAGAGATTTCTGGTAACTCCACTACCACTATAGACTTAGCTCAAGCTTTACCAGCAGGAGCTCTTAATAGTGTTCTTGTGTTTAAAAATGGTCTGTCCTTGCGTAATATGACAGCACTTGGGGATACAGCTGGCGATAATGACGAATTCCAAGTATCTGCAGATGGTGGCTCTAGTGGTGTAGCTCGTATCACTTTTGGCGCTGCTCTCTCAAATGGTGACGGCATTATGATTTGGTATTTCCACTAAGTTTAAAGTTTCTCCTCCGCAGAGCTTACTATAGAGATATGGTAAGCTCTTTTTTTATAGACTATAATACACACACAGGAGATTAAAATGGCTAAAGCAAAGATTCAGAAAAAATATCTATCAGGATTATCTGAAAGTACAGCTGCTAAACGTAAAGCAGCTTTTCGAAAAAGAATAGAAGGCAAACAGACAGGAGCTGCAAGATTTAAAGAGGTTCCGGGGGACCCCAAAGGAAAAACAAGACCCAGCAGATATACATTATCACTTGGAAAAATGAGAGATGAGATATCAGAAGCAGCCGGAAAAATGAAAGGTAGCCAAGACGAGCGTTTTGTAAAAGCTGTGTCCAGGGTAACAAAAATCCCAAAGGGAATAATACAAGAAGTTTTTAATAAAGGTAAAGCAGCCTGGGCTGTAGGACATAGACCCGGAGCGAGTCAAGCTCAGTGGGCTAGAGCTCGTGTATATTCCTTTCTGCAAAAAGGTAAGACAGTCACGAAAGGACCAGATGAGCTCTTATATCTTAAGGCAAAGAAAGCACTAGATAAAAAAGGTGAAGGTATCAAATTAAAATAACTAGCAGAAAGTCTATATATAGTGATATACTAGGAGAGACATATGGTGGTAGGTTCGCAACCGTTAACAGCAGATAGCCCACACAGACAACGTAACGCAACCCCCCACTTATAGGAGAGCCCAATGGCTACAGTAAACCCTATTCGCAATTCGAATTTGGCGAGTAATGGCATTCGCCTATCGCAGATGATTTCTCAAGAAGTGAATTTACTCTTAAAAGATGCTTCTAACCTTCGTAACTCAGGACTTTTAAGCTACCAAGGTTCTATCAATGGCTTAGGATCAGATACAGTTCGTGTACGCCTTGCTGGTCTTGATGGATTTGATAGTATGGCTGCAGCTTCTAGTGAAATTTCTGATGAATCTGCCAACACAACAGACTTAACTATTTTGACTGCAGACATACAAGCTGCACGACAATTTATCATTTACGAGATTTCTGATCTCGCTGGGATGACATCTTTGGGAACACCCAATGATATAGACCCTTTCAGATTAGCTCGTAGTATCAGTGGTTCATACGAGGCACGCTTTGCAGAGATGACAGGTGCAGCTGCTTCATCCTTCACTAATACAGCTGGTCTTAATACTACTACTTTATCAGTGGATGACTTTTTCGATGCCATATTTAAGCTCGAACAAGCAGGATTTGGAACTGGTACAGCTGGTGGTGCTCCCGGCCCCTATGCCTGTGTCCTCGCGCCAAAGGCCATAACTGAGCTTCAGGACAGTCTCCGTAATGAGACAGGAAATGCTATCTCTAGAATGCAGTCCTCCATGGACATGTTGCAAGCTAAAGGAGATAACTATAAAGGGCAATTATTCGGTGTAGATGTATACTCTTCTGCTCTTGTAAAGCAGAATGCTTCATCTGGATTTGATAACTACATGATTTCTCCGATGGCTCTTGGATATGTTGACGGTATACCTATGGGTGTCCGTGGTGCAGCGGACCTTATGGAGATGGGTAAAATTGTCGTGGAATTTGACCGCCATCCAATGAAAAGTAGCACTTTTATAGTCGGGCATGCATTTCTTGGAATTTCAATTATTACTGATGACAAAGGCGTTAAGCTACTGTCTAAGCGATAACAAGACTGTTTTGTGGGAGATTGCGCTACCTCGTAGTCTCCAGCTGCAGTCTCCCACCCTTTATCATATGGAGACTACAAAATGAATTATGATAACATGGCACAGCCTTGGAGCACCCAAGCAGCCACACAGACAAGACTACCAATTAAAGCTAATGCACGTTACTTTTTTGCTCATAATCCAGAAAATTGGGAGCTGAAATTGTTCGAAAAAACTACCACAGAAGAAAGCAAAAGAAAGAAGCAGACTGTACCAGTACTGTTACCCGTGCTCTCTTCGATTCCTGAAGAACCCGGAGTGAATGGGACAAAGTCTGTAGGGAAGCATGTAGATAGTGGAGTAATGCGCACTCATCTTATGGACAATGGATGGACAATCTTGGATGCTGGTAAATATGATTATATGCGTATTTATCCAGCTCATAAAGGTAACTATCATACAAGTAAATGGATAAGCTTTGAGAAGGTAGGGAAAAGAATAATACAAAAATTCGACGCTGATTCTTTCGATGATTGGAGATTGGACCTGATGAAAAAAGGAGCAATCGCAGTACCTCATCCAGAGATAGCAGCACTTAAACTTATACAGATGGATAGAGCAATAAGCAGACTCGAGAGGGACCAGCATATACCGGAGGTAAATGCTAGACTAAAGAGTAAGCAGTCTAAATATAAGCAGATAAAAGCTGCTATATCTAGAGTGGAGCAGAATGGAGTAAATGCTTATGTCTTCTGATGATAAACGTAAAGCAGTAGCGCGAGTGGCAGCTCGACTACAGCAGAATAGTAACCTTACACACACACAAGCTCGTAAAATTGTAGAACGTTCGCTCGAACGTGCTGCGAGAAAGAATGGAGAATAATAATGGCTTATACAGATAAAGCAGAGTTTAAAATTGCCCGTCATATCATATTGAAAGGTGGAGTAAATGTAGAATCAATTACAAA